GTTGGCTACGGCGCGTTCCGTTACATGACACGCAACTGGCCCGTAATTGGCGCGGAATCGCTGGCAGGTGGAGTCAATTTGATTCAACCGGGAGGAAGGGACAAGATGTCCAATGATGTGGCAATCCGCGCAGGCGATAAACTCACTCAAGTACGGATCCAGCGCGCCTATCTTGGTATGGCGCTTTATGCTGGACTCGCCGCCATTTACGCCGCAATAGACGATGACGACGAAGACCCCTACATTGACTTTATTGGCAGCGGACCTACCACGCCAGATGAGCGTCGGCGCGTGCGAGAATCCGGTGTTCGTTTTAATTCCATCAAGATAGGAGACATTTACGTTCCTACAAGCGTAGGCCCGTTGCAACCGCTAGCCGGAATCTTGGGGCCATTTCAGCGGATGCGCGACAATAAGAAATACCCAAAAGCAAAAGATGAATTTGATGAGCTTGTGCCTGAAACGGCTGGCGTAGCAATAGCCAAGGGAATCTATGATGCAATAAGCAACCAATCCTTTACTCGTTCGTTGGCCGACCTCCTCACGATGGCTAACACCGGCAAGACTTCGTTTGGTGAAACACCGGATGAGTTTCTTGGCAAAACCTTGGCGCAATTTGTGCCAGGAAATTTGCGCGGACTCTCGCAATTGGATGAGATTGTTAGAGGCAAAAAGGAACGCGCTGATGGATTTTTTGACACGGCAACAAACTCCATTGCCTTTTACGCTCCAAATGGGCGCGCCACCACAATCCTTGGAGACGAGGTGGATGCCGGAAAATCCATAGCCCAAAAGGCTGGCGAAAAAGTTTTCCAATTTACCACGCTTGCTGATGACAAAACTTTGCAATTTGTTGTAAAAAACGGACTGTCTATACCGGATCGGAAACGCAAACCCAGCGATGGCAAGCGTCAAACTTATCTTGAGTATTCAACTTACGTGCGTGAAAGCGGTAAGATGATGCGGAACTGGCTGGAAACGAAGAATCCAAAAACTGGCAAGACCGGAATGGAGATGTTGCAAGCTATTCCAGACAAAATTACCGTAGAAAAAGGCAAAACAGTTAACTTAAGAAAGAAAGAAATGAACAAGCTGTGGGTTGATTTTCGCGAAGTTGCACTAGCAAAGCAATGACCGCTAAAGCCAAGCCCGCCCCGCGCATTAGTTACGACAACTTTGCGTTGCCTCCCGGTTACGAGCCGTGGCATCTGTGTTTAACCAAGTTTGGACTTGGTAAAGGCGAGGAAAAACTAAAATGGTTTAAGCGTCTTGTTACTGAGCTTTGGCCGGAGCCGCTATTTATGTGGGATAGGTGGAGCGACCTGTTCTTTGGCGCGTTGTGCGGTGCAAAGGAAACTGTTGAACAAACTATTGGCGCAAAGATTGAATCCGATTATCCGTGGTGGGAGCAATTAACAGCCACAGGAGCGGCGGGAACGGGCAAAAGTTCTAGGGCCGCGTTGTGGGTTCTTTGCAACTGGCTGTGCGCTCGCGAGCATACAACCTGCATGTTGACCTCAACTAGCGTCACTGCGCTTAAGCAGCGTATCTGGAGCGAACTGGTGGACTGGATACAGAAGTGTAAGCAGCCATTGTCTGACCCCACGATTGGCTGGCTACAAATTGTGCCATCCGACACCATTATTCGGTGGAGCGGTGAGGATACAAAAAGCGCCATCTTTGGGCGTGCAGTCGATCAAGGAGGTTCTGTGGACAACGCGGTTGGGCGCATCAAAGGTATTCACAACCGTCGCGTGTTTGTTGTGACGGATGAGATGACGGCTATGCCCGAGGCTATTGCCAAGGCGTGTCGCAACTTGGATTCCGGCACAATGGAGTTTCAATTTATTGGGCTAGGCAACGCCACTGACTATTCTGACCAACACGGTATTTACTGTGAGCCGGTGGATGGCTGGAACAGCGTTACGGTGAATGACGAGTTCTGGTTGACCAAGCTGGGCGGTTGTTGTGTGCATTTGGATGGCCACAAGTCGCCATCATTGGATAATCCGACCAAGTATCATTTTTACATTGGACGCAAAAAGCTGGAAAAAGATGCGCGGTTTTTTGGTGGCGAGAACACCCCTGACTACTGGCGCGAGTGCCGAGGCTTTTGGGCACCGTCTGGATTGTCCACAACGGTCATGGATGCGTTCCTGCTGTCACAGTTCAATACCGCTGACAAAGCTATGTGGAAGGCGCGCTGGGAGATGGGCGCTGGCTTTGACGTAGCGTTTGAGGGCGGCGACAGGCGCGTGCTTTATCCGTTCAAGTTTGGCGAGTTTGCCAGCGGCGTTAAAGGCATTGAGTTTCAAGCCCCGGTCATTGTGAACATCGACATGACGCAGGACAAACGCTTCATTCACTACGGCATTGCTGCTGCCGTGGAAGAGACATGCCGAAACTACAAGATTGACGGCAAGCCGCATCCAATCCTTCCCCACAACCTAGCGTGTGACGTAACAGGCGAGGGTGCAGGTCCGTTTGGCATTATGTCTGGAAGCTGGTCACGCGACATTATTCCCGTGGAGTTCGGTGGTGCAGCGGAAAAGACGGCGGTATCCGCAGACCGACCAACAACGTGGCATGAGCTTTACGGTAACAAGGTGACAGAAATCTGGTATTCGATGCGTCGATTTATTGAAGGCGGACAGGTGAGAGGACTCACCGACGCTGACACAATACGCGAGTTGACTTCCCGCGATTACGTCCGTAAGAACAACAAGACCCATGTGCTGCCTAAGAGCGAGATGAAGAAGCTCAAGTCCCGCAGTCCCGATTTGGCGGATGCAGCCTGCATTGCTGCCTTTGTGCTTCGCAAGAAGGGAATTATGCCAGCAAGCGTAGCGGACAATGTGGTGATAGATTCAACCGCTTGGAACGCGGCTGCTGAGAAAATGAACATGGAAGGAAACGAATCAGACTACGAAGATTCAAATTCAGCTTTTGCAATATGAACGAGATGACGCTAACCAACAAAACAATGGTGCCGCCTGGGGGATACCCGTTTAAACATCCAGCTACCGGCCACAATTTCAACAGTGGCACATACTCCCTCTTGCTTGGGCAGGTTCGTGACTACTGCACCGCCAACGGTTTCCCGCCAATTGACGAGCTAGACATCGAACAATACATCTGCGAGCAGCTTGGAGCAAAGACCGCCCGCCGTTTTTGTTCTGGTGACGGCATTTCAGTTGACGGAGTTGATTTAGACTGGCGCGATATATGGAACGGCACAAAGGTTATGGCGTCATTTATTGCTGGTGGACGCCAAACTGTAGATCGCGCCGAGGCCGAACGACGTGCCGCTATCTGTTTTCTGTGTAGCCGAAACGCCAAATACTCTAGGCCATGTGGCGGCGACTGCACAGAGCTTGCGGAACTGATTGTTTCCGTTGTTGGCGGTGAAGGAACATCCATAGATTTGGACCTCCACGCCTGTTCGGTGTGCAAATGCAGCAACAAAGCGCAGGTCTGGGTGCCAATTGAACATCTGAAACGTGGTGTTACACCAGAAATGATGGGGCTTTTCCCGCAAAAATGCTGGAAAAAACAAGAAATTGAGGCGTTGGACTCAGAAACAAATTGACTATTTACGTAAATAACGTAAAAACCACCTACAGATGTATAACCAAGAGACTCCAGACGGAAAACTTGCTGACCTGACCGAGTCGGGTGAGGTGGTGAAATCTCGCGTCTCGGACCCAAAACATGCGTTAAAAATCTGTCAGCGATTTGTCAACGACGACAGGCTGCGTGCGGCTCGTCGCGCCAAGGTTCAAGGCGCATTTGACGGCAACGCGCCAAAGGCGCAGAACGATCTTGTTCGGGCCGGGCGCGGCAACGACTCCAATCTAAACTTTAAGCGGCATCGCGGGAACATTATGAACGCGTGGACGCCGTTCTTTGACATGGTGTGCGAGGTTCCTCTGTGCATTGACGGCGATTTGGAATATGCGGACTCAGCGCAGGACGCAGAATTGATGCGTGGATTTGCTGAGTATTTTCACAGCATGGTCTTCAACTGGCGCGGGTTTGACGACATGAGCCAGCTTTGCGACTTGCAGATGCTCCTGCATGGCCCTGGCATCTTGGCGTGGGAGGATTCTCTGGATTGGCGACCAAAAGCAATTCTGGCTGGAAACATCTACTTCCCAGACGGCACCGAGATTTCTTTGGACAATTGCGAGATGGCAATGGTCTTTACGCCAATGAGCGCCGGGCAGCTTTGGCGCAAGATTGAGAACGAGAAGGCAGCAACGGCAGCGGGCTGGAATGTTGCGGCAGTAAAATCTGTCATCATGGATAGCGCCAACAACAACAGCGATGCCTACGGTTGGAATCGCGATTGGCAGAGGTGGAATCAGGCGTTTAAGAATGGCGACATCTACGTAACGCAAACGCAGACCAAGCGAATCTCGCTATACACGTTGTTTGTTGAGGAAATGGACGGAACAATTTCTCAAAAGATTGCTCCTGCAAAAGATGGGGTGGCAGATTATGCGTTTCTTTTTGACAGCGAAAGCAAGTATGAGGGGTGGGATCAGTGCCTTTGCTTGTTCCCTTACGACATTGGAGCGGACGGAACGTATCATTCTATCAAGGGGCTTGGCACGGACATCTACCCGTTCTGTGCGTTGCTTAACCAGATCGACAACAGCATTGCCGATCTTGTAGTGACGGGCATTAAACCGATGTGGCAACCGACCACAAACTCCAAGCTGGAAGACTTTAAGATGGTCAAATGGGGTGGCGGCAACTTTATCCCCAACGGGATCAATCCGCTCCAATTGAACATGAGTCAGGGAATTAACCCTGCGCTACAGGTTTCTGCTGCGTTTACGCAAACGCTAATCCAGAACACGGCAGCATCTAGCCAGCAAGATTTAGGCGCTCCTACAGTGGAGGAAACCGCTAAGGGCGCGATGATCCGCGCCGCCGAACGGGCAAAGATTTCCAAGGGTTTGTATAACCGTTATATGCGGTGCAAAGACCGGCAGTATTCGGAAATGTGGCGCAGGGCAACAAATCCTAATTTGAAGTCGTATCATCCAGGCGCAAAAGAAGCGTTAAAGTTTCAAGAGCGATGCTATATGCTCTGCGACAAACTTGGGGTTGAACGCGAAGCATTGCAGGCTGTTACGAACATCCGCGCTAATCGTTCGCTGGGACTAGGAAGCGCAGCTATGCGGATTGAAATTGTCAATCAGTTGATGGCAAACATCGACCGCTTTGATGAGATTGGACAAAACGAAATCAAGCGTCAGTTTGTTTCCGTGATGACAAGTTACCACAGTGTGGACTCAATCATTCCCAGCATTACAACTGGGCGAGACGCTACAAACGATTCTGCGTTGGCAGCGCAGGAGGACAATGGTTTCTCCATGTTGGGCGAAGAAGCACAGGCCATAGTAGCGCCAAGACAGAATCACGTTCTTCACTTGGAGGTTCATATTCCGTCTATGCAGAAAGACATGGAAATGTGTCAGGCCGGAGAGCAGGAACCAGAAGAATGTTACGACCGTCTGGAAGCAAAAGGTAAACACGCGGAAGAACATCTTGCAAGATTGGCTTCAAATCCCACACGCCAAAAAGAATACAGAGCGTTTAATGGCGCACTTGATGAATTGGCTGCGTTTAAGGACGAGATTAAAGCCATGCTGGAACAGCAGGAAGAAGACGCACCGCCGCCGCCCGATCAGCCGACGCCAGAGATGGCAAAGGTGCAGGGCAATCTGGAAATCAAAGCGCAAAAGGAACAAGCTACAATGGCGCTTCGTCAACAGAAGCAACAGTTTGAGCAACAGATGAAGTTGCAACAGGCGCAATTTGACAAGGCTCTGGCTGATGCCAAGGCTGCGGCAGACATCAATCGTTCTACAGCAGAGAGTCGCGCTTATACCGCGATGGACATAGAAAAACGAAAACCAAAAATTAAAGAAACCGAAGAGATGGAAACAACCGAAGTAATTGAAGAACCGATGAGCAATGACTAAAGCAGATTTTATTAAAGAGTGGGGCGCTGACTGGCGCAAACTGGCAGGCAAACCAGTATTCTCGGCGTTGCTATCAGCGATAGACGACGAAAGCCCTTCGCGAATTATTACAGCGCGAAGTGATGCAGATGTGCTACATGGCGGACCTGTGCTTGCTGCTGAGATTCGTGGACACGAACGGCTGCGGGCTTTTCTGGTTTCCCTTTCCACAGAGCAAGACAAACACTTTGAACCAGACGACAAATTCTCCGAGTCAGAAACCATCTAATACCAAAACAATATGAGTACCACCATTGCAGAAACATCGCCAGCCGAAACCCAATCAAGTCCGTTTAGTGCGGCGCTAGAAAATGCGTTTAAAGGAGATAACGCTTTGCCTGTTGAAATCGAAAGCACATCACAGGAACCAGTTAAGGTTGCAAAGGAAAGCTCCAAGTCGGTTCCTGACGCTTTGTTTAAAAAGCCCGACTCCGATACCCGATCCGTTGAAGAATCGTTGCCAGAAAAAACTGCTGTGGATGAAATTGCCGAGCCGCCAAAACTGGATGCCAAGGGCAAGGCTGGCTGGGAGGCATTGAAGAAAACAGCGCGAGAAGAATCCGCCAAGCGGGCGGAACTAGAACGGCAAATTGAAGATTGGAAATCCAAAGGCCGCGATCCTGAGACACTGGAAAAACACCTTTCCGAGCGCGACAAACGAATTGCTGACTACGAAGAGCGTGTTGCTCGCGTTGATTTGGAGCTTACAGAGAGCTTCAAGAGAGACATCATTGAACCGCGCCAAAAGGAAATTAGTAAAGCCAAGGCACTTGCAGATGAGATGGAAGTCAATCCAGACGAAATGAGTTCTGCTCTTAACTTGAGGGGCAAGGCTCGTTCTAATGCGCTTCGTGAAATGGGAATTGATCCTGATGGCGGTCGCATTAGCCGTATTATGGACAACCTGGACGAACTCCATGATCGCGCCGAGTATGATCGTGCCAATGCCAAGCAAGCTCTGGAACACCGCATTGAACGCGAGCGACTGGAAAAGCTGTCCGAGCATGGCGAGTTTGTTAAAACCAAGTTCTTGCAATTTGATGACATGACCAAACGGATGCGATCAAAGCTGGAAATCCTAAATCAAGTAGATGGGCATGAGGACTGGAACAACAAGTCAAGGTGGGTAGTAGAAAGCGCACGCGCCTACATTCAGGACAATCCTTATGCCGATGTGGAAGCGGTAATTGAGGCGAAATCCATGCCAGTATATCGCGAACTGTTTCTGGAAACCCGTGAGCGTGAGGCTGCGCTGGAATCCAAGGTGGCAGAAATGGAGAAGGAGTTGAAAGCCATTCATGGGCGTTCGCCCTCTCTGACGCAACGAGGACAGGCGGCAACCACTGGCAATTCAAAACCGTTTAGCTCTATGATCGCGGAGGCGTTTGGACAATGAATACCGACGAAATACAAAACAAGCTCAGCGACTGGCGAAGCGAAGCGAAGCCAGTTCGCTGGAGCGCATGGTTAGGCGACGTTGGGAATGGATATTTAACTACGGAGCTTTTTGTTTCTTTGGCGTCGTTGCTGGTTGCGTTTGGGTGGATGGTGCTGACGCTGTATGATTGTGCGGTGGCGGGTAGATTCGGTTACAAAAACCAAGAGCGAGCGAACCAATGGATGCAATCACTGCGAGAACGGATAGGCGTAGTGGAAGTCTATTCCGGCGAAGCCAGTTCGCTGCGGCGCGCTGGTATGTCTGGAGGAGCACAATGATCCTTGTTATTGCGTTCTGTCATAAAGACAAAGCAAAAGCCGTTCGTCTTGCCAACTGGATTGCAGAGTTGGGTGGCACTAACAAGCATGATCTTTTGCTTGGGTATCACGAAGACACCACACCGGACCCAATTCACGAAATCCTTAAGCCCCACTTCAACCACGTTGGCGGATTCAAGATCAGCGACTCGGAGACAAACTATCCTGCAATTGCCAATATCATGTGGCATGAGTGCTTGAAAACTGTTGCAGATCAATTTAATGTACCGTGGTTTTGGATGGAGCCAGACGCCGTTCCGTTGACACCGGATTGGCTAGACAAAATTGAGGACGAGTATCTTAAGGCCAAGAAGCCCTTTATGCTTGATCGTGTAATTACGCCAACACGCTCACACAACAGCGGCGTTGGAGTGTATCCTGGCAGAGTGCGCGACTACACTACGCGCCTGTGGGAGCTTTCAAACATACCGTGGGACGTGTTTCTGGCCGAAGATATCACGCCGTTTACACATCACACAGAACTAATCCACGACAAATTCTATCGTGTTTGGGACGACCCTGACAGCGGACCTCCAGTTTTTCCTGACGCCAATTCTCTTTCTATTATTGAACCAAGTGCCGTGTTGTTTCATCGAAACAAGGACGGCAGCTTGATTGAACGTCTTCGCGAATCGCGGGGTAGTGTAAGTGTAACACACCCCGTTCTCATCGGCGGGGAGATTGCCGGTGCAACCCCGGCCCCCGCAACTGTTGACGTTGCTGCCATGCTTCGTCAAATCGCTGAATTGCAGGAAAAGCTAAAAGCGCAAACTGTAACAACTCCGGTTACAGATGGAAAAAAACAGCGCACGCCAACGCAGATTCAAGCCGCAAAAGATCGCATGGCAAAAGCGCGAGCAGGGAGAAAGCCGTGAACTGCGACATCTTTATTCGTAGCTACGAAAAGGATTTCGAGTGGTTAAAATATTGCCTTCGTTCAATCCAGAGATTTGCTACCGGATTTAGAAACGTAATTGTGGTGGTTCCAAATGGGCAAACGCCACCAACCGGACCAGTCGAAAAGGTTTTCTATGTCCATGAAGGATGCGATGGATACATGCACCAGCAGCTAACCAAGCTGCACGCGGACTGCTTTTCCGACGCCGAGGTGTTTCTGTTTATGGACAGTGACACCATATTCACTCGGCCAATTTCGGCCCGTAATGCGTTTGATTCGTGGCTCTACACACCATACTCCAGTCTGAATGATCCAAACACGATGACATGGAGGAAGGTTGTGGAGAAAGCCATCGGAATATTTCCAGAATACGAGTTCATGCGAAGGCATCCATTGAGCGTTCAGAAATGGATGCTGCAAGGATTGCGCGAGTTCTTTTGGCAGAAACACGGCATGAGCCTGGAAAGCTACATCATCGCGCAGCCGGGCCATGAGTTCAGCGAGTGGAATGTCATCGGAGCGTGGCTGTGGTATTTTCATCGCAGCAAAGTGCAATGGCAGAACACCGACGAGAAATTGGGAGTTCCGTTTGTCCATCAGTCGTATTCTTGGGGCGGACTCAACGATGACATTCGCAAGAACCTGGAGGCGGCGCTGGCATGAGCAATGTGCTTGTGCTTGTGCTGAGTTCCCGCCGCGAACCGTGGGGCGATCTGATGGATGTCTCACTGGCAACGTGGGATGCTGACCCCCATCCTGATGTGCAGACGCTTTACTACTGCGCCAACGGCAGCAATCAGCTTATCCGTGACAATGTGCGCTATTCGGCAATGGAAGATTCCCTGGAGAATATCAGCCCCCGCACTTTGGAAGCGTTGGGATGGGCGCTGGAACTGCCGGATTGGAAGTATTTGGCGCGACCTAACTCAAGCTGCTACGTCCATAAGGGTAATCTAGCCAAGCATTGCGACACGTTGCCGGAGACAGGCGTGCTACGCGGTGCATGGGCTGGCGGTGATTCCGCCAATCCATCTGTTGGATTTCTATGGGGAGGCGGTCAATACATCATATCGCGTGATGTTGTGGAGCGAATGGTCAAAGCTGGGGCTGGGTGGAAGAACGGACTCATGGATGACGAGGCCATAACGGACTGCGCCAAAGGAGTTGGCATTTCAATGAATCAAGGGTGCGTCTTTGCTACGATTGATGATCAGTTTGAAGGGAAGTGGTTGTGCATGTGTTACGGGCTTGGTGAACCGTTTACATTTACCGACTTTGCCGACTTGAAAAAAGCCGATGGGCATTTCTTCTTTCGCGTAAAGCAAGATCATAATAGGCGGCTAGATGAGAAGCTGATGCGGGAGCTAAAGAAGAACCTGCCATGATCTACACCTTTGACACCAAGCGGGCGCAACTGCGGGATGGATTCTATCAGACCGGCAGCGGGCCGCGTTGTGTGTTGATTGTCGGTTCCTGCCGGACAATGGCGTTCTTAAACTATCTTGCAGCGTGGAATGAAGTAAGCGGTAACGGTTTTACGATCCGCTATATCAACCCGTTTGACTGGCACTGGAACGCAGCAGACGAACTGGTGGACTTAGAGAAGGCAATTGATGCTCTAGAAGTTAACAGCGGAATCCTTGGTGTAATAGGCAACACCGAGATATTCATCCACGAACACTACGGAAACTACGGGATGTTCAATACGTCGAGAGACGCTGCAAAGAATATCTATCAGTTCGGAATGAACGCAAACACGGACATTGGTATTCCAAACTTTCACGATCACTTCATTCTCTACAATGATTTTGCGGCGTTCGGTGAAGTGCCAGAGGATTGGAAAGAGCGTGGGTTAGCGGCAGTCGATAAGTTCTGTGACCTCTGCGCTAAGACCAGTTTTCCAGAGATGGCTGAATACTTCCGAAACAACTGGAAAAACATGCGTTTGTTCTGGACTCCGAACCATACCAGTGGGGCGTTTACACTTTACCTGTTTCGCAGGATGAATGAAGTGTTCCTACATCTTCCACTAGACAATGATTTCTGGCAGCGGATTGGTGGTGACGATATGTTCCGCGATCCACATACTCCCGTTCATCAAAAGGACATTGAAGAATACAAACTTACATGGAATCACTAGCCAACATATTTACGCGCATTGGACATTTCGGAAGCGATGCTGGTCATAATGACAAAGGATCAACTCATTCCTACATTGAATCATACGAGCGTTTGTTTTCGCCGTATCGGGAATTTGCCGACGTTCTGGAAATTGGACTGGCATCAGGAAAGTCATTGGACTTGTGGGGTGAATACTTTGGACCCAAAAGCACTATAACCGGTGTGGACATTTCCGTGGTGTTTGACACGTCGCGATTCCAACCACCGCGATTTAATGTGATCCAGGCAGATGCAACAAGCCAAGCGGCTATTGTTGCGCTTGGTCAAGCAAAGTTTGACATTATCATTGATGACGGAAGCCACATGCAAGCCGACCAAGAGGCAGCGTTTCGCCTGCTATCACCGCGAGTCAAGGAGGGCGGTCTTTACATTATTGAAGACATCCTCAGTCCCGAATCTAGCGTCCCATCGCTCCGCGCACTTCATCCAAACTGCGAGGTAATCGACCTGCGAGGAGTGAAGGGGCGGTTTGATGACATGCTGTTGGTTTATCGTTTTTAATTATGAAAATGCTTGTCACAGGAAAAAGCGGGTTCGTAGGTCGTCACGTTGTCCGCGAGTTGGAAAGCCGTGATGTCGAGATTGTGCCAGACTTTACTGACCGTCCCGAGGGGGTGATCCATCTCGGCTGGGGGCATCTTCCTAACTACGAATCATATCTACACTCGGCGCAAGTCCAGTGGCATCACGGATTTCTAAGCGCGGTCATCGGAGACGGCATCACGAACATTACCGCAGCGGGAAGCTGCTTGGAGTTGGTGGACGATCCTCCGGTTTATGGACTTGCCAAGATTAGCGTCCGCGACGGTTTGTTGTGGCGGCTCCCTACGGCCAAGTGGGTTCGGTTCTGGAATGTCTATGGGCCAGGGCAACGCGAAGAATGCTTGCTGCCGAGTCTTCGGCGCGCAATGGAGCGTGGAGACGAATCTTTCCAAGTCATTGACGGGATGCGCGATTTCATCCCTGTTCAAGATGCGGCAAAACGGCTAGTGGATATTGCGCTGCAAGAAGAGGAGTTTGGCGTATTTGATTGCGGAAGCGGAACCGCCGTTCCAGTAATTGATTTCTGCCGCAAATTCACAGGTGATAGCACGATCCGATTAGAAACAGGATACCCGATGCCTTCATACGAACCAAAAGTGTTTTCAATCCGCAACCGCAATGAACACGGCGATAGATAGATGTTTGTGCTGCGAGGGGGCGTTGGTTCCTCTGGTAAACTTTGGGCAGATGCCATTGGTAAATACCTACGGCGTGACGGAAAAGTTCCCGCTGGCGGTCAACCGCTGCAAGGTCTGCTGCCATTTGCAGTTGTCGGAGGCGGTTGATCCGCTGGTGCTTTACAGTGATTACGCCTACTGCTCAGGCACCGGGAAAACTGCATCGGACTTCTTCTCAGGGTTTGCTCGCACGGCGTTGTCCTACGTTCCAAATGCCAAACGGGTTCTAGACATTGCCAGCAATGACGGGAGCCAATTAGATGCGTTTAAGTCGCTCGGGCTTTCAACGTCGGGAGTTGACCCGGCAGAAAATCTGGCAGGAATTGCCGCAGCCAAAGGGCATCTCATTCGCATTTCGCTTTTTGAAGATGTTAAATTCCAGTCAAACGAGACATTTGACATTATCACCGCGCAGAATGTGGTGGCGCACACGCACCGGCCTGTAGAGTTCCTGTCCCGATGCGCGGACATTATGCACAAGGAGTCGCGGCTGCTTGTCGCCACTTCGCAGGCAAACATGGTGGTGCTGGGCGAGTGCGACACGATCTACCACGAACACGTCAGCTACTTCAATGCGGGGTCCATGATGCGCCTAGCCAAACGTGCTGGGCTGCGACTGCTGGACATTGTGATGAACGACATCCACGGCACCAGCTACGTTTTTGTGCTGGGAATTGCTGGCGAGCCGTCCGTCCGTGTAGCGCAACGGATGCAATGGGAGAATGCGGTGGGGCTGACTAGACCGGGTCTTTACAGATGGTGGAAAACCCATATTGCAGAGAAGATTGAGCGGCTAGGCAGAACGATTGACGGATTCAAGAAGGATGGATTCCTCACTGTTGGCTGCGGGGCGGCGGCAAAGGGCATCTCCATGTTGAACATGGCAGGTGTAAAATTGGACGTGCTGGCCGACAATACGCCGACAAAACATTACAAGGTGACGAGCGAGATGTTGATTATGCCGTTTGACGAGATTGCCAATCTAAAAGAACCAAAGGTGTTGTTCGTTGTGCTGGCGTGGAATGTGGGCGTGGAGATTCGCCGCAACGTGGAGAAATTGCGAAGCAGAGCGGAAGACGTATTTATTGAGATTCGTTAAAATAACATTTGACGTTTTTACGGAACCGCCGTAGAAACCCATTCAGAGGTTCTATTTAGCCGTGCTCCTCCGGTAAAAAACTTGGGCTGTATCACAGGGATTGGCCCGCCTGAAACCAAAACGTGCGCCCGCTATCGGCGGGAATTTCGCACGGTTTCACGTCCACAAATACGCAGTTTTACTTACCCACTATCATGGCCTGTCCCAATCCGTTTGCAGCAATTCAAATCGCTACCGAGCATCTCGGCAGCGAAATCTATGGTATCCCCACTCCGGCGACACCTTACTTTAACTTCGTCGAACGCGGCGTGTTTCCTCGAAACATGGGCGTTACGATGTCAACCTTCATCGCTGGCCGCGTCGAGCCTGACAGCAAATCTGCTGGCTGGTCTGCCGTTACTCTGGACAGCGCGGGCTCCGGTTCCACCGGCCCGTCCATTACTGGCGGCATCTGCGCGGACAGCTTCACTTCTGTCCCTGTTGGATTTGATACGCTGCAATACTCGCCCCGCAAGCTCCAGCTTCAAGGACCGTCTATTTGCCGCGATACGCTTAGTTTCGCTCATCAGCCCACGAAGTTCATCCAGCAGCACTACATCCCGTCTCTCGCCCACTATGTGAAGCGCAAGATCGATTTGGAGTTCCGCGACCAGATCATCAAGTTCTCGAACAAGATGTCGCTGGCGGCTGGTGGATTCTCCAACGTTGTAACCGCATCTACCAATCCGACTATCAAGCCAACTTCGCAGTTGAACTGGACTTGGCTGGACGGCGTGGCTGTTCGCCTTATTGGCGACGGTGCTGCCAACTCAGACGGCGAAGAAATTGAGATGGGGCCAGACGGTCCTGTGTTCCCGGCCTTCATCGGCCTGGAGGCTCTCAATCGCCTGTTCCAGAACGGTTCGGCTTCTTCGCCCAACGCCTTCCGGCAGGACTTCCAGTATGCCGACTCGGGCAAAGGCGCAATGGCTCAGACTCTGAAATCCATTGGTGCTTCTCGGCAGATCAAAAACTTCCGGTTTGCTCCGGTTGTGAATCCTCCGCGCTTTACATACAACAACTCTATCCTTGTTGAAGTTGAGCAGTTTGAGTTCACCGCAGCTACGCACGGACAGAAATCCGTTGAAACCAGCGCGTATCAGAACGCCGAATACGAAGCTATCATCATTCCGCATCGTCGCCAGTTCAAGGCGGACATCTTGACTCCTGACTACGCCGGGCTTGATTATGAGCCGTCTATGTGGACGGGCGATTGGAAGTTCATCACTGGCGGCGAGCGTATCGTATCCAACAACGTGTGCTTTGATCCTCTGCACAAGTGGGGCGCGCACTTCGCCGAGTTCATCTACGCACCGGAACCGATCCACACCAACTACGGCTGGGTTCTCTTCTACAAGCGTTGCCAGAACGATCAGTCGCTTACGGTCTGCACCAGCGGTCTGTAAACAAAACCAACCCTCAACCAGGGCGTCCTGCGAAAGCGGGACGCCCTTTTTGGGTGAAAACTTATGGCGAATATTACCGTAACGCTCTATTGGGACATGGACCTTCGCAAGTGGACAACCACTTTAGGAGGCACCACAGAGACAGACCCGATTCAAGGGCTGGTCCAAGGCGACATCGTAAAATTTGCAGTGCGTTTTGTGCAGAATGGAGTGGCGGTGGTATTGGCTGCACCGGTCTTTACGGCATCTGGGATAAAAGCTGACAACGACTTTACGGGCAGCTACCTGATCCAGCTTTCGGCACCTGTGTTGAGCGACACCACGCTCTACACGTTCACGGTAAACCCGCTCAACAGCGCGCAACTGAACACGTTCTTGCAGACATATCGCAATACGTGGTGTGCGCTAGAAATCTACGACTCGGTCAACGGCATCCTGACAACTCCGTTGGAACTGCAAATCATGCCAGGCTACAGCCTGAGCGGAACGCCAACGGACAATGTGGCTGGCGTTATTGTAGTCGCCGCAGGCAAGACAGTCACCTTCCCGCAAAGCCTAACCTTTCCCAGCGCACTCGGCACAAATGGCTTCCAGCTTACCACAGACGGCGCAGGCGCTTTGACTTGGGCCGCGAGCGGCGCACTGACAGACGGCGACAAAGGAGAGATCACGGTAAGCGCAAGCGGTGCGACTTGGACTATCGACAACGATGTGGTGACGCTGGCGAAGCTAGCACACATGCCTACCGCTCGCGTGATCGGTCGCACTACAGGTGGGACAGGCTCACCGGAACTGCTGACCATCAGCGGCACTGGCAGCGTAGCGATGACAAACACGCCGACGCTAGTGACTCCGGTGCTGGGAGCAGCCACGGCGACAAGCATAAGTGCAAGCGGTGATGTGACAACTGCGACTGGAGTTGTTGCCGCTGGAGGAGGCGTCTATTTAGATCCTGGCACTTTAGGTTTAGGAATGTTTCCTGATACTGGATCGGTCCTTGGTTTTATTAGCGGGCCTGCTGGAGCTTTTGAGGCGCGACTGCCTTTGGTCACAGGCACCGTTGCAGTAGCAGCCACCAGCGCAACCGCCACGCAGGCGTTGTTCGCAACGGCAACAGCAGGCGCACCTGCCTATCGTGGGATAGCCTCGGCAGACATCGCCACCGCGCTGACCACACCGGGAGCCATCGGCGGGACTACGCCAAGCACTGGCGCGTTTACGACGCTCAACATCCCGGCCACTACGTCCACCGTGGGGCAGATCACGCAGGCTGGCACAAAGATTTTTCACACTTACGGGACACTGAATTTATTCATCGGTGCAAATAGTGGAAATTTTACGACTACAGGAGCGGGCGCAAATTGCGGAATCGGCTCACTGACACTTAGCTCCCTTATTGGCGGCACAAAAAACATGGCGGTAGGCTCTGCGGCTTTGCAAAACGTGCAAGGCGGAAGCAGTAACGTGGGCGTTGGGGAGGCCGCAGGAAACTCGATTACATCAGGCTCGGCTAACGTGCTTGTTGGAGGAAATGCTGGCCAGTTAATAATTAGTGCCAGCAATAACACCGTGATTGGTTATCAGGCCATGATCTCGGGGACAGGATCGAGCAATGTAATGATGGGCACGTATGCGGGCTATTCCGCAACGGGAGGAGCCAACAACGTGCTCATTGGGACGCATGCCGGTAGAGCGGAACTCGGCGGCGCGGCCATCACCAGCGGCAGCTTCAACACTATGCTGGGCGATCAGACGTCAGCATTTTTGGCAACTGGAAGCTATCAGACAGCCATCGGCGCAGGTGCAATTTGCACAGCGATCAATCAGGTAATGATCGGGAGAAGCACTGAGTCTGTTACATTGCCGGGAGGACTCGTCACGGTGCCAGTGGCGCAGACCGCATCCACAGCAGCGGTGAGCGTTGCAGTCACAACCACCGCGCTAACAACCACAGCACCAGCGCAAGCCATTACGCTTGCAAACGGAACGAACGGGCAAATAAAGATCATCACACACATCGCCAGCAGCGGAGGCGGCACAGCCGTTCTAACCCCAGCAACGTCTGCGGCAGACTACAACACAATCACCTTCTCCTCTGTAGGTGACACAGCGACCCTTCAATACCACACAACCGGCGGATGGTATATCCTTTCCCTTCGCGGAGCAGTTGCAGCTTAAAACCACATCATGAAAACACTCGCAGAAATTAACGCCATCCTTGGCACCGAAACAGCCGCTGACCTAACACAACTCATCGGCGCAATCAAAGCCGCAGTGCGAGACTCTGGAGAGGGAGTAATCGCTGACCTTGAAGCCAAGCTAGCCAGCGATGCCGCAGCAGCAGTTGACGCTGCCACAGCACTAGCTGAGTCGAACGCATCGGAACTTGCCAAGCTAACCGCTAGCCACGCCGAAGCCATCGCCGCCAAAGACGCGCAACTTGCAACCCAAGTGGAAGAGGCTTGGAATGAAACTAAAACCATTGCCAGAAAACACTCCGCTGCAATCACCGAGCTGGAAGCCCAGCACGCCGCTGACCTAGCTGCCGCCGTAGAAGCCGAGGGACGCGCCGTGCATAACCGACTTGACGCTCTAGTGCAGGCAGGCCAAGAGGCGCACGCAGCAGGCGACCTCGACGCACTGGGCAAGGTGCTTGTTGCGGCTTACGCTCACACCTCCAAGGCACGTCGCGCAAAGCTGGAAGCCGACCTAGCCGCCGCGCAGTCCGCAGTCGCTGCAGCCGCCGACAAGCTCGCCGCGCTCTGACACCTATGAGCGACGAGGAAAGGCAGCATCAAGACCTAAGCGACATCCGCGCCATCGCGGAGAAATCCTTCGGCTTTATCCGCATGGTGCTGGCTCCGCTCATCGCGCTAGGCATCGCCTCCCTCGTCGGTGGCTGCTGGCAAGTCCATGACATGGGCCGGGACTTCAAGAACATGCAAACACAGCAGACCGAATTGAATGCAAAGCTGGAGTCCATGAATGAGAAGGTTCTGCGGATGTTTTACGCGGGCGGCTGGGACAAGCGCGAGATGCCAGGTCGAGCAGGCAAGGACGCGGTGCAGTAAAGCGGTGGGCTTTGCTGTTGACCACGGGCGAAACGATGGCAAGGTGACCGCGTGAACCCGCGAACTATTAGCCTGCTATCAGCAGCAAGGAATTTAATAGTTCTCACAATTCTCCTGACATCATGCCAAAGCGCACCGACCAAAGCTCGCAAGATCATGGGGCCGATTACGAAGAGGGCCGCACAGGCAAGCGCGCTAGTCGAGCGACAGACCGGAAGCATAGCAAGGCTACGGACGAGCGTGGCGGACGCCGCGCAGACGGCAAAGCGGCTCGCCGCAGACCGACCGGACGGCGACACAGCCTCGCTTCTGCTGTCCCTCCGCATAGCGACCAGCGAGACGGATGCATTGCGTGGAACGAATGATGACCTCCGACTCGCAATATCGGGAATGGAAGTCGTCATCGCACAAGCGCAGGACAAGATTTCTGTCGAGATCGCGGGGGCCGAGACGTGGAGGGCGTGGGCGTGGAGATGGTGGTGGGCGTTTTCGGCGACGGTCGCGGGAATCGCCGCACTGGTATATTTTCGTCACTCTGTCCCTTTGTTAAGATTTCTGTAATATATGAAAATCATCACCCGCTACGGCTCGCCACTTCTGCTTTTCATTGTTTGTGTTGCCTCTTGGTTGCTGTCTTCCATTTACACTGAGCAATACCAAGCAAGTGTTGGCCCTGATTTTCTGACCCGGCTCCCCACCAAGGTAATCAATTTGGCAGTGGCGTTGCTCTTGACCCGCTACATCGTGAGCTTTGTGTTCCCTACTATCGGACGTTTTACCACAACGAATGGCGGCAAAAAGGAAAGCCAGTTTGCTTATGCGTGGAAAAACGATCAAACCGACCCAAGACTATGGATTTCCGTTCTAGTTTACCTTGGAGCATTATTTGTTCTCTCTCAGCTTTTGCTGGGCTAGCATTTGCTTCTCCCCCTCCGGCGACGAGTCCGCCAACTGGCAAGCATCTGCTGCCCGTTGATGTAAGTGCGTTGCTCAAGACGTTTGCTTCCTACGTGGGAATTAAAGAAAAACCGCTGGGCAGCAACAACGGAGAAATGATCAACAAGTTTAATTCCTCCTGTGGGCTAACGCCGAGCGACCATGCCCCGTGGTGCGCTTCAGTGGCTCACTACGGCTATTTGATCAATGGGGCAGGCGACAGGCCCGGAGCGTATTCGCCAAGCTGGTACGCCAAAACTCGGGCAATACCCGCCGCAATGGCGCAGCCGGGAGATGTGGGGCTGATTTACTTTCCCAGCAAGGGCCGCTACGCGCACACCATTGCCGCAATTGAGCGAGTCAACCGCGTTGGCCGCATTGTGTCATCCTACACGACACTGGAGGGCAACACGAACGCAATGGGAAGCAGGGAAGGCGACAGCTTTGCGCGACGAGTAAGACCAGCAGATACAGTAAAAATAGTAAGATGGACAAAATGAAAAAAACAAAACACCGATGAGAAATACACTAACAGGAGAAATTCCACGCCACCTTTACGTTTGGGTGGACTCACGCCACACTCACAGAGTTCCGTGCGGCTACATCCCCGCAGTCTGGTATGGGCTGGTCTGCTATCCTGGCCGCGTCTGGGGCTGCACGGTGATGCTGGAGTCAGGAGCGATCTACCGCAACATCCCCTCTCACGCCATCGCGTTCAGCAATAAACCGAAGGGCAAGTGGACGGAGCGCGATGCCCAAACGTGGGACTGCTACGGGTGGGATTGGACTGCGGTAGAATACACCTTCTTGCGAGGGCTAGAGTGCAAAGTCATGGCAAATCGCAAGCAGCATCTTGGGGAGTATCTGTTCACCGTTTCGCCAGTGGGTGACGGGTTTTCAGCATACCCTGAGCAGGCCAAGGAGTTCAGCTTTGTGCGGCTCGACAACGACTATCTCACCGTGCAGCCAACGAACCACGTTGTTTTTCGGGAGCGCAGCTTCACCGACAACAAGCTGGAGTTTCCATCACCGTTGAAACGACAAACGGAGATATACACGGCAGAATAAGGTGCTATAAAATCTGCAATTGAAATGACCGCAACCTTTAAATCCCAATTTGCCGACGACTCAATCGTCGTTTCTGATGCAATGCTTCCGTTCTTCCGCTGGCTTGCCATCCATCGCAGCGACGAGCGCACAACCTCGTTGCTCACGCTCATTGCCGCCCACGACATTGAGCCGAGCGCAAACGAGCGCGCAAATATCCGGCGCAGCGTTGCGGAAATCATGGAGAATCCACTATGATCCTGGCCGATTCCTACTCTCTTGGCGTGTCTTTCATCGCGCTGATCTGCCTCATTACGTTTCTTTGGGTGGTCTTGATTGCGATGAGGTCGCAGCCGTAATCTTTGCAGAATAATTTGCGTCGAGGTGACCGAGTTCGCGAGGATCGGGTGGGTTTTGTCTTGGCCCTCATACACCTCGGCGCACTTTTTTGGAAATTTTAAAGGGTTGAAAAACAGCAACTTGCAAATCGAATGCAAGAAAACGCAAAGTTTATTTTGACAGATGCCCCACATTGCCCCATCTTGCCCCACACCAAATGACCAAATACACATTTCACTTTGTTAAAATCGACAAGATCATTTCGGCATCTGCCGACACGGCAATAGAAGCAATGGCAATTTGCTATAATGGACTCTCGCAATCGGATCAGGACAACACCGAAATTATTGAAATAATTGAAAAAGAATGAGCCACGCCCGCCAAGTTCGTATTCAAGGATACATCGCAGACAAGCTGCTTTCGTTCTATCACAAAAACCCATTCACACCTTCGCTGACGCAACTCGTTAATCGCGAACTAGCGGCAGCAATTAACGCAAAGCCAACAGCAAAACAAAAACCTAAATCAAAATGAAAGATAACTCACTGTGGGGAAGCACAGAAGCAGAACGAAAAGAAGCCGAAGACCGCAGGTTTCAACGCTACCAAGACAAGATCGACGAAGAGCTAGCTTTCTTCCGGTGCAAGATTCTTACGCTTGCCCTGTTGACAGCCACCGCGACTCTAGTCTGGTCGCTTTCCAGCACGGAAAACGGCAAGCAAGTTTGTCAAATAATCTCGGAGATGTTCAAATGACTTTGCGCGCACCTTCTAGGGATAATGTTACACGCCAGTTCTGCGACTGCGGCAACAAGGCCACGGTCAAGCGTGAGAACAGCAAGATTTGCCAGCGTTGTGCCGACTTAGATAGCAAAGCCCAGCCGACAGTAGCAGGAACAAAAAGCTATTGGGGTGAAACTGTTGAACGCGAATATACAGTGACGCTAGGAGGCGAACCATGACTGCTTGGGAACAGGCGATGGCGGCGATGCAAGAGGACGAGGACATGCGATCCCCCGAAGCTGCGCGCCTAGCACAAGCAGACGCCGAGGGCTACCGGTATCTCGGCCCGCTCAATCCGCTCAAGCACATGCTGCCAGACGTAATGAGGTCCGAACAGATCGCGGCAAACAAAGTCAGGCAGGAGGCAGGGAGATGAGCGCGTCCCTGCCATCTGAAGAGCTACCACGCCGCCTCGACCGCGAGGTAGCGGAAGAACTACGCGCACGGCTCGAAATGGATATTGCTGACATGTTGGCCGAGATGCGCCGACTGCGGGAAGACGAACTGCCAATGCCGCTGACTGGCTTGGTCAATATACCGATTGGACCACTAGACGATTTCTGGCAGGAAGAACCTGCAACCGCATCCGGGCAGACCGATGACAACAAACTAGATACAAAGTAATATGGCCTACGAAATGAAAGAAATGAGCGGCTCCCTCTTCGTTAATTCGAAGAAAGAGAAAGACACGCATCCTGACCGCAACGGCACCGCGCTTATTGGCGGCGTCGAATATTGGGTTTCGGGTTGGATTAAGGAAACCAAGAGCGGCGACAAGTGGTTGTCGCTTGCCTTCAAGCCCAAAGAAGAAGCACCGCGCAAGTCTGTGTCCTTTGGCAAGGATGAAGATGACCAAATTCCCTTCTGATGCAGCGATCCGAATCAATCGCCGCTCTTGCTGCTGCGCTTTCCAAGGCACAAGCAACAATGACCAGCGCAAAGAAAGACAGCACCAATCCGCACTTCAAGAGCCGATACGCAGACCTAGCATCCATCTGGGATGCCTGCCGCGATAGCCTTACGAAAAACGGACTGGCCGTGGTGCAACTGCCAGGTAAAGACGAGGCCGGGTATTACGTCGAGACTGTCCTGACTCACGCCACCGGTGAGTTCATCGGCGAGAAACTTCATATCGTGCCTATCAAGGATGATCCGCAGGGACTCGGGAGCGCAATTACTTACGCGAGGAAATACAGCTTATCGGCAATCGCTGGCGTAGCTCCTGACGATAGTGATGACGATGGAGAGGCAGCTATGGGCCGGACTGATGTTCGCCGCGAACAGTCAGCAAGAGCGGTAGCGCAAGGCAAACCGCAGCCAATCAGCAAGTCTTCACCGGAAGACTTCTAACCCAAACCAACTCCGACGCCGAGCGGAAGAATCTCGGCACCTTTTTCCAATGATTTACGAAACTTTAATCAAACAAAACTGGAAGGAATCCCCTAACCAGTTCAAGAAATACTCTCGCTGCTTTTATAAGCGGTTTGAGACACCTACTTCTTGCCACTGCAACAACGATAAGACCGGAATCCAAGTCGAAGTTTCAGTCGCGGAGTGGCCGGGGACAGGAAGCTGTGAGCTAGAATTGAGCGGCGAGCTTGCGGATGGAACGTGGATGCGACTGCACAACCACGGACTACCAAAAGACATAGACGCTGTTCTGGCCCTGATCCCGAGGATGCTCATGGTCTGGGAAGCATCTAACAAAGGAGTGCTGGAACTGATGGTCGAGCGAGGAACGAAAGCATGGAAAGACGTGCCAGATGCTAGCGCATGGGTCGAAGAGCAGAGAGGCAACGACGCCCCATGATCCCAATAGAAATGACCGACGCGATGCGGCGCTGCATGCACCGCGAGCCAACCCTTAGAAAACCAAATGCTAACCATAACACTAACGATACCGGGACGCCTGCCAAGCTGGAACAAGATACTCGGCATGGGTCACTGGCAAAGAACCCGATTGAAACACATACAACAAGCCGAGTTCATATCCGCTTTGAGTCTGTCCGAAAACGCCTGCTCGATCCCGACAATATTTGCGAAAAGTGGACACTCGACTGTCTCCGCTATATCGGCGTCATTCGCGGAGATGAGCCGGACAA